CACTCCCAGCCGGCATAGTTGAAACGGAAGGGAGTGTTACGTTAATTGCCGACGAGCTATTACCGACAATAACTGCTCCCGCGTGCGTTGCTGCGGTGAGGGTTATATTGGCACTAGCAAGCACAAGGCTACTGTAATGAAGTCCGACACCCTGAACAAACGCGGTTGTCGCAAGATTCGTCGAGTTATCGAACTGCGCAGGAGTTGTGCCGACTGAGTTCGGAAGCTGGTCGAGCACAACAAGATCTGTGCCGTCATACACGACATCTGCAATCTGGCCGGCGGCAACAGTAGCGGCCATCTTTGTGGCAGTTGAGGTGTATTGCTTGAGGTTTTTCGCGCCCAGGCCAGACACATTGAGCGTGGGTGTGGCGCCCCCCGCTGCGCTGAAGGTCACCCGGAACTGCTGGTTTGTCGCATATGCAGTGATTGCGGGGACAGGAGTCAGCGTGAATGCAGGTGAAGTACCCCCAGTCGGGAATGCAGTCAGGCTTTGGGTCTGGATCTGGCCGGCGGTGACGGCATGCTGGCTCTGCGTGGCCGGCGCAACCTGTTCAGGCGCGCCGGTGCAGAACAGCAGGATGTAGGAGCCGGAGCCGACGGAGGTGTTCCACTGAATCCAGGCGTCACCATTTGCAATCACTTCACCGTTCTGGAGGGCCGCATGTGCCCCTCCCACCATTGATACGACTCCAAGCCCGTCGTTGATAGTGCAAGCGCCAGTGCTGGTTGTCTTGACCTTGAAGCGCAGAACCTGGCCCTCGATGCGAGCCGTGAGCGCTGGCGAAAAGGTGCAGACGTAGGTGTTGGCCGTACCTGTGTCGACGCCGAACGCCAGTCCGCCGGACTGGATCTGAGCCGCCAGCTTTTGCGGGGTGATCGCGGTGGCGTTATCGAGGCCGGCGGCCGCGAGGGCGCTGGTGGCCAGCTTCAGGATACCGGCCGAGGTCTCGCTGGCAGCGCCAGCGGCGCCATTCTGCACGATCTTGGCGATGGCCAGTGCAAGCTGATTGAACTGGCTTTTGACCGGTGTGATCCCGGCGGCGGCAAGGACGTTCAGGTTTTCCATCATGATCGAGTTCATGAATTCGGCGTTCAGGATCGTCGCTGAAACGCCGGTTGCCGGGTTGCCGTCAGTAAAATATCCGGTCGTGCCCGGCGCGGTACTCGCCGGGATGGCTGCGACCGCCGTTGAGTTGTCGATTTGATACATCTAAGGCCTCACGAATAGTGAAATTGCAGACGGGTATGCGATGGCTTGGCTTCGGTGAGCTCGCACTCGAGCACCGCATTGCCCCATGAGGCCAGCGGATCACCCATGGCTGACTGACCGGTGCGGAAGTGGCTGATGGTGTTCAGCTGGCAGTTGACCGCCCAGGTGAAGAACCAGTCGGCCCCACCGAGTTGCTGTCCGCAGGTGCTTTGCCCACAGCGGAACGGGGCGTATTGAGTGATGGTAATTGCGTATCCAAGTCCGGCCGCGTACGCCGTGAAGAACTGGATGGACTGGCCGCCAGTATTGGTGAATCGAGCCACCACCTGGTTACGGCGGCCCTGGAAGGTTGGTGACACCCCGGAACATGGATCGGGGAGACCCAGCGTCGCCTCCCACTCTGCGAGGAAGTTCACGGTTGTCGCCGGAAAAAGGTCGTCGATCAGCCCGAGCGCGGAATCGCTGATCCGCGTGAACGTCGGTGCAAAACATGAAACTGCCTGGGCGTGAACAGAGGTCAGATCTTTCGGCCAGACCCTGCCACGCGGCAACAGTCCGAGCAGCGCAGACGTGAAGTCGGCATCGGTATAAGACGGTTTTGGCATGATGATCAGCCGTAAGTAATGACGCCGAGGGTGGGCAGATGGCCGAGGGTATTGGGGATGTTTGCAACCGGGGACGTGATCACAAACCCTTGCGTTCCCGCGATCGCGGAAATTGCCGCCCCCACGTCAGAGACGTCGACAGAAGATCCATCAGCCAGCGGTGCGCCCTGGTCAAACAGAACTCCCGAGATTGCGGCAGCTACTGCTGTCCGGGTTGCGGTCGATGCACCTATGAGCCCGGTAATCGTCCAGGCAATTGGTGCAGCAATCGGCGCGCAGTGGTAGACCATGGCGGTCACCGGCTGCTGGATATAGACGCTGTTCGCGATGATCAGCTGATCGCCGGCGGCAAGGTTTCCAGATGTAGCCCGGTTGTCGCTCGATGAGATGCCGTTCGTGCCTTGCGGAAAGCCACCATAGGCAGCGTTGGCATCATCCAGCATCGAGTACACCACCACGGTTCCGGTACCAAACCCGTTGGGCATGCACCAAGCCCGGGTGACACCAGGCACATCCAGGGCCCAGTTCACATAATCGTTGTCAGATCCGCCATTGGGAGTGCTCTGGTAAGCCGCAAGCATGCGGCCGAAGAACGCCTCATCAAGTTCCTGATCTGCGCCGCCGGTGATAACGGCGGTAACCGCACCAGTTGATTGCACGCCAGTGATGGAAGTGCCCAGCGTCATCAGTCCACCAACCGGGGTATTCCCGGCCTCCCCGGCCAAATCCGCCGTCACCTGGACCACCAGGGTGCTATCGGTGCCGACAGTGGCTGACGCCTGCGTGGTGAATGTCGCTGCGTCGCTGCGCACCACCTGGGTACCCGCAGGAACTATCACCCCAGGCGTACCCGGGAACGTGACAGCCCCCGACGCAACGGTCGGCGATTTTGGGTAGACATTTTTCATGGCTCCCCAGGCATAAAGGAACTCGCCAGAGGCCGTATAGGGGACGCCCTGCTTGGCGATCCAGTCGAGGTAGCCGTAGTTGAGGTAGGCAAGCCCAGCTACAGCCTTGCCGGTGATCTGCAGGTTGGAGAAGCGCAGCAGACCGTCGGCCGTCGGCAGTCCCGAGGTGATGTCCGAGGCCACGCGAGCGCGCAGGTCCGAGAGCGTAGGTCGCGGATATGGCATAAGTGGCTTGCTCCAGGCAAAAAAATACCCGCTCAAGGCGGGTTTAGTTGGTTACTCAGAAGTGGCTGTACGAATTTCCAGTAGCGCCTGGCGCAATAGAAATAGTAGCGTTCTGCCTTCACGCAATGGGATTTCCCGGTCCCTTGCCTGCAAGCCCAGGGACTGGGGCGCGCCAATTTCGGCGTATATAGCAAGGAGAGTTGAATGAGCAGCTTTGAAGGCGCACTAATAAAAGAGCAAGGCATCACCTTTGCGATCGTATTGGTCAAGCACCATGTGACGGGGTCTTCTCACGAATCCGGCAAGGTCCGCGAATCGTTCCAGCCACACTTTCCAGGTACGCCCGTCGTTCTGGCGTCACAGGACTCCCGAGGTACATTCCGGTATCAGGGTCGAACTGACTTGGTGGACTTTCTTGCAAGCGTTGATGCTTCTCGCATCCCGTGGAAGAAGTTTTCTTACTGACCATCAGTATGTGATTTTGCATACATCCTCCTAATTGCCTGGCTGCAACAATGCTGCCAGGCATCCGATATGAATCGCTAGGCCTGGTCCCAGACCCAGTTGTAGTTGAGCGCGCTCACGGAGCCGTCGCGATGCGTGATGGTGACGATGGCATTGAGCTGGCTGCGGCCGGCAATGACGGTGGCCGCGCTGACACTGAGGGCCACCTGGTCATCAATGAGCCATTTCAGTGCCTCTTCGATATAAATCTTGGCGGTGTTGGCCACGGCGGGAGTGAGCTTGGACCGATCCAGCAGCCAGAGCCGCGAGCCTATCGGCACATCCTCACCAGCATCCCCCCACCAGCCGCGGAGGTCATTTCCGCCATCCGGAGGAATGTCGTCGTCATCGGCCTGGCGATCGGTAAACAAACTGATCAGCACAGCACTGGCCAGGTCATCGCCGCTGGCCAGAGCGCCCCCACTGATCGACCAGTCGCCATTACCCGTGCTCGCGATCCAGGTGGTGGTGATATCGGTCATTGTTGAGGTGTCGGCGTGGTAGTGCCGCTCCCGTTGTTGTGCGCGTTGAAGATCACCCGGTCTGCAGCCATGGTACGGACCGAATCCTTGACGTTGCCGCCGGCCTCAATGTCCCCGCTGACACGCAGCACCGGGGTATTCATCTGCACCGCTGTCGCGGCGTTGATCGTGACCGTAGTGGCGTTGTTCACGGTCACCGGAGAGCCCTTGGCCTCAACGACAATTCCGCCGGACTGGGTCAGATAAATCGACTTGCCCGCCAGGTCGTAGAGCATCGACTCACCCGCCAGCAGGTTGACCGGGCGGCTACCCTGGTGCCCGGTGGCCACGACGACCCCCTTGGATCGGTCGCCGCCCAGGAACAGCACCATTACGTCGGAGCCGTCAGGCGGCACAGAGGTAAAGCCAAACTCAGCGATGCGCGGGGTTCCATCCCGGGTTTCCGAATCGTTGAGCTTCACCTGAAGTAGTTGTGCGGTTTTGCTGTCGTTGACAAAGCTCACTCTCCCCCAACTCGACATCAGCTGAATTCGCCGCCATAGGCGTTGCATAACACCATCACTATCTCCCGACTGCTTGCCTGAACCACTCATTGAGGCACCACCTGAGATAATTCTCCATACAGCGGAGTTAGGTTGATTGGCTGCGGCAAAAAGGCAGCGGGTGACATCAGTGTTAATTCCGCGGTCGTACCAGAATAATCATTTCGAATAAACGTCACATCGACAATCAGCATGCTCTCAGCGAAGAACTTCAGCCTTTTCAGCGAAACAGGAACAAGTGTATTCGGCTCCCATAGCGCGCCAGAAGAATCTCGCCAACTATCAGTCGTTACCCTGATAACCTTTGACCTACCAAACCTACGGGCAGCCTCCCAGTCAGCACGCTTTACCGCAATATCATTACCAAGACCACTACCCTCAGAGATAATAACCATCATTCGGCGGCGCTTAACATTTATATCTTTTGCGGTATATAGCTTATTTCCAGCCTGCCCCATGTCGGTAAAAGTATCTACCGATTGAATATATGCATTGTAATCAGAATAGGTAAAATCCGCCGAAAAATCTATGTAAGCAGACTGAACATTCACTCCCTCGGCAAAGCCACTGGCGGCCCGGCGCGTCCCTGCCTGAGACAAAAACAAACTGCCATCCGGAAGATCATAAGCCAGGACGGCAGAAAATCGGGCCATCCGATCAATTATTTCAAAGGCGGATTCACCAAGCATCAGGTTAACTTGGGGCAGGATCGGCAAGTTCGTCACATCAGTTGCGACCTGTATCCCTGCGGCCACGCCATTGATGGGTGTGCCATATACCGAAGCCAATCGTTGAGCGATACCGAGGACGGTCTGATTCGTAATCTGGCCTCCAGGCCATTCAGCCGCACAGTCAATGAGATCTGCACATTTTGATCGGCCGCTTATACGAATGGAGTGATCCCCTGCGCTGATCCCGGGCACAAAGTGGTCGATATAGCCTGTGACCACAGGGTCGTCACCAAGCCGCACCTGACAAGCATCACCTGGTTCAAGAACGATCTTATGCAGCTCGCCCGGGTAGAGCTCTGTCATGCCGATGCTGAAGTCGCTTGGGAGCCTTTCGATACCGCGAGTAACGCGAATATCAGTCCATCCAGTGATGGTCAAATCACCCGAGGTTATGGTTAGATCGTCGGAAACCATGGAAATCCCATAGAAGGTAGGCATGAATAAGCTATTAATTCCTGCGCTTTATTCAGTCGCAATATTTATTTCGGTCCAGACTTCGCATGCTGCGGCCGATGAAGTATTGTCAGGAAAAACAGGTCATTCAAAAAGCATTAGTGTACTAACGTGCGACGACATGACGGCCGTTACGGAAGCCATGGACTATATGAAGCACGACCCTAGAAATCCGAACCTTCTAACAATAATGCAACAAGGAAACTGCTCCCCACTTGATCCGTCTGTGAGCTTCAACATCATAAAGCAGTACATCTGGCAAATACCGGCTGGACCGCAGAGACTCGCACAAATAGAAATTCCATACCCGCAAAATCCAAGCTTGCCACCAGCCACACAATGGATACTTGAGTCAGACATAGACCACGGAAATTAACGCCATGAATATAAAAAAATATTATTTTCTTTTGATGCTTATCCCAATAACCGCTAACTCAGCCACACCAACCACATACTCGAGAGAACAAATCAAGCCGATAGTTCTCGCATTTGAAGACTTAAATGACAAATGCAAAGGTGGCAGCGGTGACGCGCCAGCCACATGGGTGTCGTGTAAAAAAAGGGATGATCTATTTACAAAAATAAAAAATGCCGGGTGGTGTTGGGGTGATGGCACTAGCGAGCAAATTGAGTCCGACAAGCAATGGCAAATGTGTACAAGCGTACCAGGAGAGTCACCCGAGTTGTGGCCTATACCTAAATTCAATGTAAATGCGATGTGTGAGAAACTTGCTACATCCTCGGGAAAAACATCAGAAATGGTTCGACAGGGATGTTATCAGCAAGAGCAGGCATCCTATAACACCGTCAAAAATTTATGGATGAAAATACCCCTATCAATGCAAGAGGAATGCGTAGCTATCGCCAAAGCTTCAGGATCGGGCTCCTATATGGTCCTAGATGGGTGCATTACTCAGGAAATGAGCTCAAAAGACTCAAACGAGAATTTTCAGTTCAAATATTAGGAGTATTCGGAAAGCCCTATTGATTAATAGGCTTTCCGCCCCCTGCCCCAG